ATGTCATTTCCAATATATGGCATGACTGTTTAACTACAATATTCTTTTTCTGTTCTTATTTTACAGGGAGTAATCTTCTGGATTATGTATTAGGACCAGCTGTAGATGGTTGTGTTGGCCAGACAACATCATCAGGAGTTTTATCTTTATAGGTCTGAGGAATATCTCTTATAACTTGTCTGTAAGCAGCCCATTGAGCTTGATCAACAGTTGCACCTGTTGTCATTGTCCAGTCTGTATCTCTTAATATCTGATCTCTTGTAGATCTAATATCATCCCAAGTTAATGTATCATCAACAGATTCGGCTGTGTTTCCTTGTGCTACCCACTCAAGGTACTCTTGATAGTCGGTGTTATCGTCACAATATGGAATCATAAGTTTACTTCCATCTGGTCTTGTAAACTGAATACAACCATTTTCGATTGAATTATCGTGAAAACTTTTTACTAATTTGTAAGTCATAATTCTGCTGATACTCCTAAAATGCCCGAATCGCCCTGTTTTCGCACTTGTCCACCATCGCCATTTGTGACGTTAGAACCGAGACTACTCCACCCTAAATTAACTATTCTAGTACTTGAAACAACAGAAGCAAGAGAAGGACTGATTCCAGTATTTTGATCTGCGTTACCCATATTTATTCTATATTTTGTAGCACCTGTCATTTGTTCATCTAATGTTGGTGTAGTTCTCATTTCAACAGTTAAATGAGCATTAGTTTGAAATCGGTTAGTTTGAAATGCAAATCCATTTCCTATTGCTGCTTGATTTCCTGTAGCTAATACTTGATAATACCTCTGACATAAAGCAAGCTCTTGAGCAAATGACCTATGCTCAAAATCTGTTGCCACACTACCTACCTCTAACTGAAATCCTGTCATTTCTAAGGTCGCATTATCTGTTGTGTACCATGTTGATGTACTGGCTCTACCAAACTGATTACCTGAAGTTCTTGCTTGCCAAGCATTTATTGTCGCACTATCAGTTGCAAAATCTGATCCTGAAAAACCTATTATTTCTAGTGTAAGTCCTTTTCCATTGTCATTATTAAAAGTTATATTACTATTTCCTGGAATTGTTTTTGTTATTTTTGTCCAAGTATCGGCACTTAAAGAACCTGTTGCAAATGGATATATTTGCCTTGTGCCATCTTCAGATGTAAGTACACCTTGAAAACTTTGTGCAACACTAGATTTTATCCAAAAAGATAATGTTATATAACTAGAAGTAGATGTATAATTCCAACCACTATTTGCAATATCTTGTGCTTCTATGTGATACCTAAAAGCAATAATATTATCAGAAGTTCCTGCACCACCTGTTTGGTTTCCATTTGTTATCTTGTATGCTTTTCTGAAACCTGATGTGTAAGGTGTTGTTCCACTTGAAACATCAACTTGTGCCTGTGTAGGTGTTTCATCTGTGCCACCTTTAGAAAACTGAACTCTATCAACAGTTTGATAACCAGTAGATGTAGATGATGTACCACGTTGAGCTACTTCCATAGCTCCGTTGATTATTAAATTTTTATTCGTACCAATCTTTTTGGTAGTTGCTGTATTTAATCTTTCTAATCCAACTTGATTAAGAGCCATTTGTTATACCTCCTTAAGTTTGTTCTAGATAACTAACAGCTACATCCAGAGCAGTTGCTGTCCCTGATCTAATTCGCAGGACATCACTTGACTCCATAATTATTTTTGATCCACTTATTATTTCTAATGATGATCCTGCAGGAACTGGAGCATTCCTTATTATATAAACATCATCTCCTGTGTTTGTTACTAAATAGACATCAACTTGAGCACTTGCTCCTGTCTTGTT